TTACACGTACAACCTTTATGTACATAGATGCAGGAACTTTACCTAGTGGAAGTGGTGAAGGTAAGGAACAGGAACAAGTTAAAAAGAGTGAAGAAGAAAATTTTGAACCACAAAAAGTACTTAATCAAGGTATTCGTAGATACAATCAGTTCTTCTCTCAAATGCAAACTATTACTATTCCAGGAGACTTTACTTTACATGCAGGAGATGCTATATATGTCGATAGTCCATCCATTCAGAGTGAAACAAAAGATGATGTAAATCGTGAGAGTGGAGGTCTATATATTATAG